TATCTCAATTCACTCTAAAGGACATTCAGCACTCTCTTCTACGAAAGCTCATGTAAGTTCCAGACTTCAGAATCTGTTATACAATGGGTCTTGTGGTAAATAGCATCACTCCCTTAATAGTATTTGACTACCATTGGGAAAGGTTATTATGTTGGATACATTATTAAGTTTACCCCTCATGTTTTCTGGTATGTTGTAGTCCCTATAGAATTTCTCTAAGGAAATAACAGAAGTCTGCTTGATATTCTTAATAGTATCTCTCACTAGAGCATATCTGACTCAATCATATTCATTACACATTCTCCATAACCAGATGATTCATAGATAAGTCTTACCTCATCATGCTCATCATCAGTATCAAATCGCTGTATGATAATCATCTAGTAATACATCAAATGCTTTCTGCTGATTCTCTGTCAGTTTTATCTCTACGTTGGGCATTATATTATGTATATCTACATTCTAAAAATTTTTTTTTGCATTCTCTCTCAACTCTCTTAATAGATTCTCATAATCTCTCTTCTTCTTTCTCCATTTCTGCTGACTAATAGATCTAGGATTCTGACTATAGGCTATTTGGTCTACTAGATCATCTGGAGTTATCTTAGCACCTATTCGCTGCTGAAACTCAACGAGTCCAATCTCCTTAATGCTTCTTCCTCATTCTCCCATGGGGTCACTTTCTCTCATGAACTCACAGATCAAGGTCAAGCAGACTCTTGCTTTGTATTCATCTGAGAGTCAGGGTTTGTTGTATTTCATTCGTTACTAGCAACAGATATAAATTGCACTACTGGTGCTGTGTTCTCTTCTCACTCCTCTAATACAGGCTCTGCTTTATATCTCTTATCTCTTAACTCCAAAAATTTTAACGCTGTTTTAGCATCTCATTGCCTTATCCTTCTCTGTACAGCTGCTCTCGCTATCAGCTTTGGAAATTGCCTTGCTATCTCTATCCTTCTAGCAAACTCTGGATTAGAGTTCTTATGATTGTAGTATGTAGGTACTGTGATTCATGCTAATATACAAGCCTCTTCTATTGTTCCATCCATCATGAGTGTCTCTTCTATTATCCTATACTGTTCTTCTCATATCTTAGCATTATTTCACTTTGCTATCTGATTCTTAGCAGGCTTAGGCAACATCTCTTCTACACCCTTTACTTTAGCAAGAGTCTTTAAGTCTTTTACTTCTTCTCAATCCATTACTTAAATAAATATATAAATCTGAATCGTTGTGTTCTGCACCATACCCTTATTATCTCATGTCGTTCCAATTTATTATAATCTAGTGGAGTATGAATGGCTCTGTATAAATCCCAATTACATCTCTTTAGCCTTGAATAGAAAGCATTGTAATCTACATAAGGCTCTCATCTCTTCTTCATGAGTTCCTTATGCACTCCCCAACAGTGCTTAATGTTACCTTTCATGTTTAGGTAATCTCTAGGATAGACAAATTTTTGCATTACTCTTTAGGTAAAAAGCTAAAAATATGTGAAATAACATCACAAGTCCATCAGTTCCCTAGCATCTTGTATCTCTGTGTATCAGAAACTCACTCTGTATAATTATCTGGCATTGTCTGTAATCTCTCACACTCTATAGGTGTCAGCTTTCTAATTCTAGGTGTCTGTATGCTCTCTATTACTCAGTTAGGATTACTAGCTCTAAGTGTATATGCTTTCTCACTACCATAAGCTGTTCATAAATTCTCACTTTGTCATAACTGTGTAGCACATGGTATAGCTACTATCTTTGGGTCTTTATAATCTCTAGCACATAATGTAGGTGCTTTTCATGTCTTGAATCACTGTTGCTCAAACTCTCTAGATCATGGTGCATAAGCTACCATAGGCTCATATGCCCAACTATCTTGTCCACAAGCTGTAAGTGTGTTACTCTTTCATTTAGTTACTCTTCATCTTCTAGTAGTAGAACTAGGATAGGATAGGCTTATACCATCTCATTCTTCTGCTACTATATATCATTGTTTAGTGGCTTGTTTTACTCTGACCTCTCAATCTACTACATCTATCAGCTTTTCTCACTCCTTAGGTATCTCTACAACTAGTTGTCATCTATCACTCATAGGATTAGCAGGTAGTGTATAACTCTTATCTGTTCTAACACCCCAATTATTCTTATCCCTATCTCAGACTTTCTGTATAATACATGGTACATTACCACCACCAGTTCACATACTAGCTGTAAGTGTAGGACATTTCCTATCTAGTCACTCTTGCTGTTCACATACACTAGGATATGTTATCTTGAATAAGACACTTGGATCAAAATTTAATGCTTGTCACTTACTACCAAAATTTCTCATCAGCATTTTCATACCCCTTTCTGTAAGATTATATTTATCAGGTGCATTCGACTCTAATATATCTTTAAGCATTATACCCTTATCCTTAGGCTGTGTTATTCATGGTATGTTTGTCCAATATAATCTCTTTCTTCTCTGTGCTGATACTAATGCACTATCTATCTCTATTGGCTCTACTCACATATATCCACTTATCACATCTTGAAACTCTTTCTTCATTTTCACATTCTCTAAGAGAAAGTATTTAGGCTGAATCTCTTTCACTAGTCTCACAAATTCAAAGAATAACTTACTTCTAGGGTCATCAAAATTAAGCATCTTTCATGCCATAGAAAATCACTGACATGGAGAACCACCTATAATTATATCTATGTCCTTGTAGTCCTCTCATTTAATCTGTGTTACATCTCAGATTTCTATAATATTTGGATGATTCTTCTTCGCTATCTGTATAGCATACTTGTCTATCTCACTAGCATAATAGACATCTATAGGTATTCATGCTCTCTGTAATGCCTCATACCCACAAGCCATTCAATCAAATAATGATAATACTCTCATTTTAATAAAAAAAATATAAAGACTAATGCCTCTTATCATATGCTTCCCATAACTTTCTCCAGTTCTTCTTAGGTTTATAAAAATTCTTCTCTCTCCATAATGCCTCATTCTCCCTAATTAAGATAGGCATCTTTATACTTAGATCATATTTGTGTCACTTTCACTTTAATGTCGCTCTTAACTTCTTCTTTAACTTAGCTGCTGTTCACTCTCCCCATTTCTTATCTATATTCTTATCATACTCATCATTCACTCTCTCCTTAGCAACAGTATCTCCCCTAGGTCATGTAGCCCAATTACAACTACGACACTGTGCATTGATATTCTCTATCTCTAAACATATATGCTGAAACCTTCTACTATATCTATGTCATCATGATAAATTCTCCCATGAACACCATTTATTACAACTAATACAATATCCATTACCATCTGCATCTGTATCCCTTAACCTAGCATTCTCCTGTGCTAACTCCATCGCAAACTGTAATGGTTTTATCTTAGGTCACTCTGTTTTATACTCTCTCTTCGGCTTTCACTCTACCTCCCTTATCTCATTCAGCATCTTTCTCCTATATTGCTCTTCCTTCTTCTTTAACTCAGCATTCTTCTTCCTCTCATATTTCTCTAACTCATGTTGCCACCCCATCTTTATTCTCTCCTTCCTTTTCTCCATTAATATTAAATACTTTAAGTCTATCTTGTTCCTAAGAGACTCAATCTTATATAACCATTTCTTCTCTACACTCTCCCTAGTCTTCAAATCAAAAAATCCCTAGTTATCTAAAACTAGAGATCATGTAATCAGATTTCTCCTGATTTTTTCTTTACAGACAATTCAGACTTATTGTTATTTTTCTAAATTGCAAGACTTTTTTTAAACTTACTCTACATAATCATCATATATTGTTAGACACATCCTTCATGTCTTCTCCCATTCATAATATCTATTACATGATAATCTCTCCCCAACATATTTCTCAACCCTTTCTTCCTCTTCCCTCAGAATTATTTTCCCATTTTCCTTAATAAATTCTATTAACTCCTCTAATGTATTCATCTCTACCTCTTTTGGTTTAACACTACAACTATCAGATGCTCTATCTACTATAAATTTCATCTCTATTATGATTAAATTATAAAACTATTCTTCATCACTCATGACCCACTCATGAAACTCATCCCAACTCACTCACTTAACATGAGCCTTTATCCATTGAAATGCTTTCTCTATTCTGTACTCTTTATCCAATTTCTCCGATTCATACAACCCTTGATAATGTTCTGCATTCGCCTTATATTCATCTATCTTATCTATATCTATCCCATCTAACCTCTTTTCTAATTCAGCCTTCTCCTTCTCTACTTTCTCTAGCCTCTCATTAAATCTCCTCTTAGCTTCATCATAAGCCTCCTGCCAATACTCTCACACCTTTATATACCCCCTATCTATATCATGTATAATTAACCCATCCCTTATCTGATTGTCTAACCACCTCACAGCCTTTCAATCCTTGCCACAATACTCCAATATCTCTCTCTTCTGTAAAAACCATGCCATAGTTCCCTAATTAATAAGCTAAAAGTTGTAAAAACAACAACTTAATATACCCAAAAAAATATAATTTGCAAGCACAAAGTTGTTTTTTTTGCAACCAATATTTTACCCAAAAAAGATTTCAGACATATTTTGTGTGATTTTGGTTGTTTTTTTCGCAACTTACTTTTGGAAAAAAATAGCGAGTGACTATCTATAAATATTCACCCCCGTGGGCGTTTTGGGGGGTGGGGCTTCCTTCTTTTCACTAGTTATGCATTGCTTTTTCTTGTGTCTAGTCTGATCCATTGCATATAATAGAAAATCGAAAATCAGAAAAAGAGAAATACTAGTTTACAATTGATTTTTCTCTTGATTTTTCTCTTAAAAGTCTATATAAAAAGCATACATACAAAAAAGATCTAGAATTTATATAGATAAAATACTGATTGAAATATTGATCTAGAATATAGTATATGATATATATATATAATATATGTAGGATGAAATATAAAAAGAGAAATAAAAAATCTGATCTATATCATGTATAGAATATAAAATATAGAATAGATTGTATTTTACTATTTTATTATAATTGCTGATTTTAGGATTTTCTGATTTTAGGATTTTTGGATTTTCAATATATATTTTAGATTTTTATAGGATCTGATCTATACACTATATATAATATTATATAATTTGTATACATTTTATATAAAATACTCTTGATTTTAGAATTGAAATATATATATAATATATAGATAGATCAAAAAATATAATATTTTACTTTATAACCTTTTATATAATTTGATCTGATCCTGATATAAAAATATAAAATAATTAATAAAAAATCAAAATTAATAAAAACAAATTAAAAAAATCTGATTTTATCCTTTATATTATATCGAATATGATAAAAAACATTGAAAAAGCAATAGATCAGTGTAACCGATATCAAAAATTTGATTGATATAATAATTTTAGTATTATATCTAGTTATTTTTCTGATCTATTAATTTGTGCAAAAAATCCATATTCTAGTCAAGATCTATTAATTGATCTAAAACTAGAAATATTGAAAAATAAAGATCTATTTCTAGAAAATGATCTATCTATAAAAGCATATAATTGCTTGACTAGAAATATAAACTTATTAATTGATTGATTGATCTATAATACTTTATAGATCATGAAAATAAAAATAAAAAAATCTGATCCTTTATACTATTTTATCCTTTATACTATATCCAAAATGAAAAATGTAACTATTAATTGAGTAACTTTTACTCAAAAAAATCTAGATCCATTTTATAATTGAAAATCTGATATTTTTGATCTATATAAAAATCCTAGTCAAGAAAAAATCAAGATTTTTAATTATCGATCAAAAACTTTAAACAATATCTATTGATTGACTTGAAATATGCATAAATTCTCAATCTATTGAAATATTATAGATCAGGATTGACAATTGCATAATGTAAAAATAACTCAATCTTATAATTATATTCTAGACTAGATTTTCTAGTCTAGGATTTTTCTTTTTTTATCCTTTATACTTTAGAAAAAATGAAAAAATGAATAACTATTAATAAAAATCTGATCCTAAACAATCGATATAAGGATTTTTATGAAATATTGCAAGAAAATCTAGAAAAAATGAATAACTGATTGAAAATTTGAAAATATTATCTTGAAATAAAAAAGGATCATTTTTGATTGTATTTTAAAAAATATCCTGATTGAATTATATATCAAAGTCTAGCTTTTTTCAATGATCTATCAATCTATTATCGGATAAAATGAAATATCAATCAAAAACAAAATGAAAATATCAATATCTA